CCTTCTACCTCTTCAAGCAATTCTAACAGAGAAGTAATACGATTGTTTTTAATTTCAGTAATACTATCATCATCATTCTTCAGATGCCCACACGTGATTTGGTGCAGTCTCATAAGCTGCGTTAATACGTGAGGCGCGGTTGCCATCTTACCTTTTAGAGAAGCGAGGGCCGCGGTTTTCATAGTAGAGTAAGCTTTGGTTTGTTCTTCTGTTAGTTCTACCTGTCTCTCTATGTATGTTTTAGCAGGCAAATCTAAACAGTTTTCTTTTAATACTCTATCAGAAAAAGGTTTTAGTATTCTAGATAGTTCATCGAGTCTTTGATAACCACCAACCAGTTGTACTCTACGACCACCAAAGTTTGCATTCTTCATTACTGCGTATCTATTTCTAAATGTATAGTAAGAAGTAAAACCAAGTAACTCTTCATTTAAGAATTCACATTGTGTATACAAATCTAATGGTGATTTAGTTACAGGAGAACCTGTAAGTATTCTTTTGTATTTAGCATACTTGCCTAATACTAAAATTGATTTAGTTCTTTTAGCCGTAGGAGTTTTAATTGTAGTAGACTCATCTACTGCCATCAAAGTATTATGACATCTTAAAAACCTTGTGGCAAATTCAAGGCCTTTCTTTGTCGAGAATGCTTCTACATTCATTACAAGGATGTGAAGGTCTAGATCTGCTTTAAATAATTGTTGATACTCTTTATCCTTTGTTTTAGATGTAGTCGCAGTCCATAGTACCGTTTTGTGATCGATGTGGCTAGCTAAATGATTTGGTATTTCTTGTGAATACCAGTTTCTATAAACACCTTTTGGTGCTATAATTAACGCCCCATTTATTTTACCCGTATCATAAAGCATAGCCATATTATCAACTAACACTTTTGATTTACCTGTACCCATCTCCATAAAGTATGCGTACTCTTCTTTGTCCCAAGATTTTTCCAACGCAGATAATTGATGTGCGTATGGTTTAGTTTTAAATTTATAATTTATCATTTTTTTCTTCTTTCTAGTTGACAAGTATATATAACCTATGTTAAACCGTGTCAAGAAATAAGAAATGAAAAATAAAATATTTGAATTATACAAACCAGATTCTTTAACAAGCTTTTTAGAATTTTATAAAAGCAATCCTAAAGAAAAATTTGTTTATGTGATTCAACAACCACCACCTAATATTAATATATTAAGTGCGTCTGATTTTGGTTATCTTGTAATATGCTTACCCAATAGGGACCAAGCTATTTTTTCTACTGCACCATACACGCAGAAGATGAAAAAGAATTTACAAGACTTTCGTAAGGAAGACTATTTACTTGCGGTAGGAGATCCTGTAATAATTGGTATCTCAACTGCAATAGTAAGTGAAGTAACTGCAGGTCAGTTCAATATGTTGAAGTGGGATAAAAGAGAATATAGATACTATCCACTAGAAGTAGATATGTATCAGAAAGGATAACTATGAGTGAAGACGTAAGAAATATGATGTTAGAAGATTCAAAAGATCTTCTAGATAATGTTGAGGTGACTACTGTTGCTGATCAATGTGTAAAACTAAAACAAAAAGAAGATGAGATTGCTAATTTAGAGCAGCAACTCAAAGATAAAAAAGCAGAGGCTGATGACATCAGTTCTCGTGTAATACCAGAATTACTGGCAGAGCAAGGATTATCAGAAATAAAATTAGCTGATGGTTCTAAAGTATCTGTCAAAAAAGAATTTAGGTGCACTCTTCCAAAAGATGAAGCGAAGAGAGAGCAAGCCTATGAATGGCTTCGGAACGAGAAGTTAGGAGATATTATTAAAAACAATATCTTTGTAACTTTTGGTAAAGGAGAAGATGACAAGGCGAAACAACTGTTGGACCTTGCGGCAGCGAATGGATATGAGCCACAACAGAAATCTGATGTAGCTTGGATGACATTAACTGCTCTATTCAGAGAGCGTATCGAGGCCGGTCTTGATATGCCCTCTGATGTTTTTAATACTTGGATTAAAGACAAAACTAAAATCACCCGGAAATAATGGAGAAACAATAATGAGTAATGAAGTAATGAAAAAAGAATCTGGATCACTTGCCTTGTTTGGTGATGATGCAGCTAAAGGTTTCGAGAATATGACACAAGACGATATGGCTTTGCCTTTTGTCAGAATCTTGGGACAACTATCACCGCAGGTAACTGATGGTGATGCAAAGTATATAGAGGGTGCCAAACCTGGTATGATCTATAATACTGTTACCAGCGAATTATACGATGGTAAAAAAGGTATTAAGGTTATTCCTTGCTACTACAAAAAAGATTATCCAGAATGGTCGGATAGAGGAGATGGACCAGGTGCTCCTGTGGCTATACATCTACCGAACAGTCCGGTAATCGCAACAGGTAAGAGAGATGGATCAAAGATCAGATTACCAAATGGTAACTATCTTGAGGAAACTGCCTCTTACTACGTGATGATAGAGACAAAGTCTGGTGGTTATACTCCTGCTTTGATCACGATGAAATCAACTCAACTAAACGTTAGTAAAAAATGGAATTCTATGATGAAAACCATACAAATTGCTGATGGTAAAGGGGGATTTGCTATACCTCCTATGCACGGAGTTGTTTATAATCTAGCATCTACACTACAAAAGAACGACAAAGGTTCTTGGTATGGCTGGGTTGTAACGCAGGACAGAATTTTAGAACAGAAGGATAAGGCTTTGTACTTAAGTGCAAAAGACTTTTCTGGGAATGTATCTAAAGGGACCGTTCAAACAAAAGCTGATGTAGAAGAGAAAGTATCGGACTCAACTCCATACTAAATTAAATGAGGGGGATTGTGAGATCCCCCTTTACAAAGAAATGAGAAATGATAATGACTAAATTCAAATCAATATTTCAAGGATTAGAAATCGCTTATGGACAATATCAACCCGGTGAGCGAGGAGAGAACGGAAAACAAAAAGGCAAAGCTTTTATTGTACGTGGTACCGTCACAGATGAACTCTGGGATAAACATTTACGAGGAGAAGGACCAGCCTTGGGCATCATCCCTATTACGGAGAACAATGATTGTAGGTGGGGGGGTATTGATATTGACGAATATAACCTTGATCATATTGGCCTCATTAAAAACATTCGGGATAATAAACTCCCTTTAGTAGTTTGCCGTTCTAAATCAGGCGGCGCACACGTATTTTTATTTACCAAAGAAAACATTCCTGCATCACTGATGCAATCAAAATTAAGAGAGATGGCAATCATACTTGGGTATGAAGGGTCAGAAATTTTTCCAAAACAAACAGAGATACTTGTTGAACGTGGGGACACAGGTAACTTTTTAAATTTACCCTACTATAATGAAATGAAAGGACTACGTTATGCTATCAACGATAATGGCACCGGTTGTACACTTGAGGAATTTTATAAGCTCTATGATGTTTACGCTCGGAATAAAGAAGAAATTGAAGCAATCAAAACAGAAGAGAAAAAAATAGAAGAAGCATTTCCTGGAGGACCACCTTGCTTAAATAAGTTGGCATCTACTGGTTTTGGTGAAGGCTCCAGGAACAATGCATTATTTAATGTAGCAGTTTATTATAAACAATCTCATCCAGATAGTTGGGAAGATGAAATTGTAAAAGCAAATATGAAATTTATGGAACCACCATTAAGTAACAGTGAGGTTCAACAACTAATTAAATCTGTAAATAGAAAAGGTTATGATAAGTATAGATGTAAAGATGCACCTATTAATGCGGTATGTCAATCAGGTTTATGTAGAACAAAAAGATTTGGTGTAGGATTTGGAGAAGAAGAGATGCCTGTACTTGGTAGTCTTACAAAGTATTCATCTAATCCACCACAATGGTTTTTAAGTGTAGACAAAAAAAGAATAGAATTAAAATCAGAACAACTTTACAGTCCAAATTTATTTGCACTAGCGTGTTTAGATCAAGCTAATTTAATTGTACCAATACCAAAACCAAAAGATTGGAAGCAGCATTTTTTAAAACCAATGATGCTAGGTTTGCAAGAAGTAGAACCACTAGAATCTTTAGATCCAGAGAATGAACTTACGGGGTTGTTACAAGACTGGACAACTAACAGACAATCAGCAAGAACTTTAGATGATGTGTTTAACAAACTACCATACACAGATGAGAAAAAAGAATTTACTTATTTTAGAATGGAAGACTTCTATAATTTTTGTAAAAGAAATCACTGGGAAATGGACAAGACAAAAACAGGTAATTTATTAAAAAGAATGAAGGATATATTTATATGTGAAGAGCGCGTAAGAATTAAGAAACAACAACCAAGGCTAATTAAGATTAAAACAATGAAACAAACGGAAGCGTCTGTTTCTAAAACACCATATCAAATAGAAAACTTCTAATGTTTGATAGAGACGTAGGCCCTAATTGGCATTTACGATTAAGGTTAAAGATAGAAGAACTCCAAGAACGAGTTGACTATCTAAATATGAAGAACAGATTATTAAGGAACAAATTAAAAAAATATGAAAACAATAATATTAGGACCACCGGGAACGGGAAAGACAACAACACTACTGAATCTGGTCGATGAGTTTATTCAGGACGGTATAAGACCAAAACAAATAGGGTATTTTTCATTTACTAAAAAAGCTGCAACGGAAGCAGCATCGAGGGCCGCGGAAAAGTTTGGCCTGGACATAGATAATGATTTAACTTACTTTAGAACTCTACACTCATACGCATTTAATCAATTGGGTATGACTCGAGAGAAGATGATGGGAAGTGAAGACTACAAAGAGTTTGGTGAAAAATGTGGGATACCTATTAAGGTTGCAAGATTCTCTGAAGGTGATGGTACATTTAATTCCGACAATGAATATCTTACAATAATAAATACTGCAGCAGTAAAGAGAATGGATCTGTTGGAGTATTATGATTCAAGAAAAAATATATTAGACATAGAACGAAACACTTTGTTTTTATTATCAGAAGAACTTAAAAGATTTAAAACAGAAAAAGGACTCAAAGACTTTAATGATCTGTTGGAAGATTTTATTGCAAAAGAAAAACATAATAAGTTTGAAGTATTATTTATAGATGAAGCACAAGACTTATCTTTGCTGCAGTGGGAAATGGTAAGAAAGATTTGGAGTCGTGCAGAAAAAACTTACATAGCAGGTGATGATGATCAGGCTATATTTAAATGGGCCGGTGCAGATGTAGATCATTTCATTGCACTCAAAGAAGAAGTAGATGATATACAAACATTAGATCAATCTTATAGAATCCCAGGTGGACCTATACACGAACTATCACAAAAAATAATTAATCAAGTACAGAACAGATTTGATAAAGATTATAAACCTAGAGAAGAACACGGAGTCTTGAAAAGATATTCTGATATTACACAAGTAGATATGAGTGAGGGCAATTGGTTAGTGTTATCTTCTGCAAATCATTTTTTAGATTCTGTTAAAGAAGTATGTGAGCTGCGGGGTTGGTACTATCAATACAAAGGACGTAATTCTATACCACTTAAACTATTGTTAGCATTAAATAATTGGGAAGCTTGGCGTAAAAACGCATTGCTTAATCATCTTGAGATAAAAAATATATATGAATATCTAGGATCAAATGTATTAGAAGGATTTAGAAAAGGTAAAACACTGCACGCAGATAATAAATACAGTTTAGAAGATTGTCAAAAGGATCACGGTTTAATAGTCAACACAGTTTGGTACGAAGCATTTGAAGGATTAGATCCTATGACAGAAAATTACATTCGTAATATGAGGGCGAATGGTGAAACACTAAATAAAAATCCTCGTATAACAATGTCAACAATACACGGAGCGAAAGGAGGAGAAGCTGACAAAGTTTTATTGATGCAAGATATAACAAATGCTGCACTTGAAACATTTAGTTATGATCCGGATGAACTACATAGATTATTTTATACCGGAGCGACGAGAGCGAAGCGTGAATTACACGTCTTGGACCCAAGAGATTTTGATCGAGCTTATATACTATGACCCACAAAGATTTATTTAAAGGAACAACATACGATAGTTTAGAAAAGCAGGTAGGTGGGAAACACTACCGAAATATGCGTATTCAACCTGCACATTTTATAAATGAAAACAAGTTGCTTTTTGCAGAAGGGAACGCTATAAAATATATCTGTAGACATCAATCTAAAGGAAAAGAAGAGGACGTGAAGAAGGCAATACACTATTTAGAAATGATATTGGAAAGGGACTATTCGTGAGAAGTACCCAGATCCCGTTATTTACACCTGAAACGGAATGGGTTATGCCAGAAGAACTAAAAGATCTTCGTGGACACAAAGAAATAGCAATCGATTTAGAAACCAATGATCCAGACTTAAAAGAGCTAGGCTCTGGTAATGTCACTGGAAAAGGGCACATTGCAGGCATTGCGGTGGCCGTAGAGGGCTGGTCAGGGTATTTTCCTATCCACCACGAGTCTGGTGGTAATATGGACAAAAAATTGGTTTTATCGTGGTTACAAGATATTTGTAATCAACCTGATACTACCTTTATATTTCACAATGCAATGTATGATATCTGTTGGTTAAGATCAGCAGGGGTAATAGTCAAAGGTAAAGTAGTTGACACTATGATAGCAGCGTCTTTGATTGATGAGAATAGATTGTCTTATCAATTAAATACACTAGCAAGATTTTATATAGGTATGGGTAAGGATGAAAGTATTCTTAATGCAGCAGCAAAAGAATATGGACTAGATCCTAAAAAAGATATGTGGAGATTGCCAGCGCTTTTTGTTGGACAGTACGCGGAACGTGATGCAGAGTCTACACTTAAACTTTGGAAAAGATTAGAGACAGAATTATATACACAAGAACTATGGGATGTATTCAATCTCGAGACAAGATTGTTTCCGTGTTTAGTTGATATGAGATTCAAAGGTGTAAGAGTTGATCTTGACAAAGCAGCTAACATTAAAAAAAATCTTATGGATCGTGAGTCTAAAATTGTTAGTAAAATCAAAAGTTTAACAGGAGTTGATGTAGAAATACACGCAGCTCGAAGTATCGCAAAAGCTTATGATAAATTAAAACTTCCGTATGACAGAACAGAAAAAAGTAAAGAACCAAGTTTTACAAAAAACTTTTTACAAAACCAT